GGCCGACGCAAGGTCAAGATGCTCTGGCAGCACGATATGGGACAGCCTATCGGCGTCTGGGATGACATCTACGAGGACGAGCGCGGGCTTTTCGTTCGTGGCCGCCTACTGAAGGAAGTCGAGAAGGGCCGCGAGGCTATGGCGCTGCTGCGCGCTGGCGCCATCGATTCCATGTCGATTGGCTACCGCACCATGGAGGCTATCCCGGAGGCTGATGGCCGGGTGCGCAAGCTGACTGAGGTTGATCTGTTCGAGATTAGCCTTGTGACTTTCCCGATGCTGCCGGACGCCAAAGTGACGGCGGTCAAGAGCATCAAGACCATTCGAGAGTTCGAGAAGGCTTTGCGGGACGCTGGCTTTTCTCAAAATGAAGCCAAGGCCATCGCGGCTCAAGGCTTCAAAGGGTTTGCCGACCATCGGGACGATGTGAAGGCTGAGCCTGAAACCGAGGCGGCGCTGGCCGACCTTATGTCTCACGTTCGCCAACTCAAGGAAAAGTTCCATGGCTGACGAAATCAAGCAGGCCTGCGAGGCCATCAAAAATATGAATGTCGCATTTGATGAGTTCAAGCGAACCAATGACATTCGCCTTGAACAGATCGAGAAAAAGGGCGCCGCCGATCCTCTCCTTGAGGAGAAGCTGAAGCGCATCGATGCCGATCTTGACCGCGCCCAGAAGGTTGCTGACGAAGCCGCTCTGGCTGCCAAGCGTCAGGGCCGTGTGGTCACGAACGAGAATGGCGATTCCGTCAACCTCGACGCCAAGGCTGCCGAGTGGGCTGGTATGCTCGCCCGTCGCCGTGGCGAGGTTGTTCCGTCCTTTGATGCCGCTGGCATGGACGCTTACAAGGCTGCATTCGACCGCTTCCTCCGCAAGGGCGAAGAAGTCATGGGCGTTGACGAGCGCAAGGCGCTCTCGGTCGGTACCGACCCGGATGGTGGCTACGTTGTGAACCCCGACCTGTCGGGCCGCATCGTCATGAAGGTCTTCGAGACTTCGCCCATGCGCGCTTACGCGTCCATTCAGGTGATCTCGTCTGACGCCCTCGAAGGTCTGTTCGACCTTGAGGAAGCCTCCTCCGGTTGGGTTGGCGAGACGGAAGCGCGTTCCGAGACGAATACGCCCCAGCTCGGCAAGTGGCGCATTCCCGTCCACGAGCTTTACGCGAAGCCGAAGGCGACGCAGAAGCTCCTCGATGACGCTTCGATCAACATGGAAGCGTGGCTCGCCTCAAAGGTGTCCGAGAAGTTCGCTCGCGATGAGGCGAATGCGTTTGTGGTCGGTAATGGCGTTGGCAAGCCCCGTGGCTTCCTGACCTATGGCTCCGGCACCACGCTGCCCGGCACCATCGAGCAGTTCCCCACGGGCTCGTCTGGCGCCTTCGCGGCGGCTCCGAACGGCGGTGACGTTCTCATCAACGCCCTGTATGGACTCAAGGCTCAGTATCGCGCCAACGCGACGTGGTTCATGAACCGCGCCACGATGACGGCGGTGCGCAAGCTGAAGGACACGGACGGCGCCTATCTCTGGTCGCCCGGTATCGCTGCCGGTCAGCCTGCCTCGCTGCTGGGCTATCCGGTCGCGTCCTTTGAGGACATGCCCGACCCGGCGTCGAACAGCCTCTCGGTCGCCGTTGGCGACATGCGCGAGGCTTATCAGATTGTGGATCGCCTCGGCATTCGCACTCTTCGCGACCCCTACTCTGCCAAGCCTTATGTGGAGTTCTACACCACGAAGCGCGTCGGCGGCGACGTGGTGAACTTCGAGGCTCTGAAGCTGGTTCGCTTTGGCACCTAATAAAAATATGAGGGGCGGCAATACCGCCGCCCCTTTCCACTGAAACAGGCGCGAGCCTGTAGATAGTAGGAGAATAAAATGCGCGATATGATTTCTAACAAACAGGTGGTCCTGATCGGGACCGTCACGCTTTCCGGCACCACGGCGGGCGCCACCTCTTGGGTGGATACTCGTGGCTTTGACGCTTGCACGCTTCTTCTCGCCACGGACACCGTGACGGACGCAGGGGCCACGGCTGGTTTCACGTTCACCGCCCAGCATAGTGATCTGACCACGGCTGCTAGTGCTGTTGCCATTGACGCTGCTGATTCGGTCAATGGCACAATCGCTCTGTCCGTCACTGTTGACACCGACGACAACAAGCTCATCGGCGGCATCGGCTACAAGGGCAACAAGCGTTACGTTCGCATGAACGGCGTTGGCACCACTGGCACAGACGCCACCGTCAAGGTCTATGCGGTTCTCAATGTCCCGCATCGCGCCAAGACGACGCTGGTTGGCTCTGCGGTGGCCGCCACCTAATAACGTCGGGGCGGGCTGGTCCCGCCCCTTCACTTTACGGAGCAAGTTAAATGCGAGCGGAGATCATTGCCCCACAGGGGTTTCGTATTGCGCCCGAAGGCCATACGGTTTTGACGTTCAAGTGCGGCGAAGTCGTAGACGGGCGAGTGGCCGAGGAGGCCGTAGCAGCTGGAATGGCGCGGCGAGTTGATGAAATCGCGGCTTCCTTAGAGTATAAGGAAGAGGCCAGCGACGCCCAGAAGCGCCCGCGCGGTCGCCCTAGAAAGGTTCAGGAATGACGCTTCGCCCGGCTATTCCGCTCTATCAGCAGCGCGGTTCGGTTCTTGTCACGGCTCCGGCTTCCGAGCCGGTTACGGCTTCAGAACTGCGCTCGCACCTGCGCGCTGATTCCACGGAATTGCCGGACGCTGAGGCGAATGCTTTGATTGCCGAGGCGCGCCAGATGATCGAAGACTTGATCGGTCTGGCGTTCATCTCGCAAAGCTGGCGCCTTTCGCTGGATCGTTGGCCGGGCGGGGCTGAGGCATGGTGGGACGGCGTTCGCCAGATGGCGATCAGCGAGCTTTACGCGCCTAACTACATGACAAGCGTCATGCTCCCGCGCTGGCCTCTGGCGTCGATCACGAGCGTCACGGTCTTCGATGAGGACAGCAATTCGCAGGCGGTGACGGTCGCCAATACATTCGACGTGGACACCTATCAGGTTCCCGGACGTTTGACGCTCAAGCGCGGCTCAACGTGGCCGATTGCCCTTCGCGCCAATGACGCGATCCAGATCATCTACGTTTCGGGCTACGCCAACGCGGCGGCGGTTCCGGCGCCCATGAAGCGCGCTCTGAAGCAGCTGGCTGCGTTCCTTTATACGAACCGAGGCGACACCTGCGAGCCTGCCGACGCCATGCAGAAGTCAGGCGCTGCCGGTCTGTTCGATACCTATCGCCCCATGAGGCTTTGAGATGACGTTTCCGTCGTCGTTTGATGTTGCGCGCGGGATCGCCAATGGCGTTCGCGTCATTCATCGCTTCGGGCGAAATCCATCTATCGGATCAACTTTCACGCCGGTAACGCGTGCAGGCTTCTACAGGACGCCCACTGTTTCGGGCGCTGTTCCTTTGCGCATCAAGGCTGGAGGCAACGCGGCAGATACAGCGAACGGCGCTGGAGCTCAAGCCGTCATGCTGACCGGCATTGACGCGACGGGCGAACTTATCTCGGAGACCATCGCCACCGCTGGCGCGTCGGCTTCCCTTCCGACATCGCGAACCTTCATGCGCCTACTGGAGGCGATAGTCACCGCCTCCGGCACCTACGCCACGCAGTCGGCGCGCTCTCATGTTGGCACGATCACAATTCAGAACGCGGCAGGGACGGAAGACTGGGCGCAGATTTCTGACGGCACCTTTCCAAGAGGTGCGAGCGAGATCGGCGTTTACACCGTCCCGAAAAACAGGTCGGCCTATGTGCAGGCTATTCGCTTGTCTTGTGACGCTGACAAAAAGGCTAATGTCATTCTTTTTCAGCGTCCTAACATTCTGCAAACGATGGCTCCTTATTCTGCAATGGTGCTTGTCGCGGAGTTCCCGGCAGTGAGCGGTCAGATTGCCATCGATTACGATCCGCCGCTTGCCTTCCCGCAACTTACAGACTTCGGCTTTATGGCCTCCATAGGAGCGTCAACGGTCGATATTACGGTGAGCTTCGACGTGGTAGAGTGCATTCCATGAAATGCTGCGACATCAATTCAGGGATGCTCAAGGAGCCCGTCACGTTTCAGCGCATGACGCGAACGGCTGATGGAGCTGGTGGGCAGACGCAGACGTGGGCAACGGTCTCGGGCGCTCCTACGCGCGCTTAAGTTCGCGTTGCGAGCGGGAACGAACGCTTTTCCCATGATCGCGGCGAGGCAGTCATCAAGCTAAAATTGACAACTCGCTACAACGCCAGCATCACCGAGGCGGATCGCGTGCTAATCCGAGGCCGCGCTCATAACATTAAGCTGCTGAACAATCTAGAGTTTCGTAATCAGTGGCTTGAGATCAGCGTAGACGGCGGGGTGGCGTCATGACGCAGATCAGGATCAGGATCGAAAACCTAGGCGCCGTTGAGCGTGCTTTGACGCAGTATGGCGCCAAGGCTGAAGCTGAGATTTCCAAAGTTCTCGATGCTGTCGGCACGAGCATCATTAACGGCGTCAAAAAGCAAATGAGGTCTTCCAAGTCAGGCCGCACCTATAAGCGCGGCAAGATTGGGCGCGATCACGTTGCATCGGCTCCCGGCGAAGCGCCTGCGGTCGATACTGGGCGACTTATCAATTCCTCGATTTACCAGAAGAAGGTGAGTCCGTTGGAATTGATTGGCGGCAGTAACGTGAAATATTCCGAATGGCTGGAGTACGGAACGCGCAAAATCAAACCGCGCCCATCGTGGACGCTTGAGATTTATGCCCACCGAGAAATCCTTCAAAAGGCCATTGAGGGCGCGCTTAGGAGGGCCGCGCAATGAAGGCGGCGGTTCTGCAGCAGGCGATCTATAGCAGGTTGAATGACTCAAGCATTACCAGCTTGCTTTCGAC